TTTTGATTTACAGGACGAACTTAACAGTAAAATTTGGATTAAGACAAAGGGTGATAACTATGTTATTTCACAAAAAGTTAGAGAAAAACTTTTGGAAATCGCTTACGAATTTATCGAGTCCTTAAAAGTGGATATCATTGTTTCAGATGTTCATTTAACAGGTTCTTTGGTAAATTACAATTGGTCCCAATATTCTGATTTTGATTTACACATCATTGCGGACTTTAATCAGTTTCCAAAAAAAAGCCTACCTCTTTATGAAGAGTTGTTCAAACTAAAAAAAACAATATTTAATTCCGAACAAAATATTAAAATATACGGATACGATGTTGAGGTCTTTGTTCAGGATGAAAATGAAAAGGGTCATTCCGCAGGTATCTTCTCCCTAATTTCAAATGATTGGTTAGAAAAACCAAAAAAAGAAAAATTCGAAGTAAATAAGTCCGTTCTTAAAAAGAAGATAAACCAATGGACTGAAAAAATAGATAAGATTCTTGAGTCAGCCGAAGAAGAAAAAGACCTACAAAAATCCAAAAAAATTATTAATAACCTAAAAACCAAGTTAAAAGAATATAGAAAAATTGGTTTAGAAAAGGGTGGAGAAATGTCGTATGAAAATCTTGTATTTAAATACTTGAGAAGAAGTGGACATATTGAAAAATTGTTTAGTTTCAAAAAAGAAAGATTGGATAAGGGACTTTCATTAAAAGAACAAGAGGAAGGTGGTATAAAAAACTTTATTAAAAATCTTTTTGGTTCTAAAGAAAAGAGAGAAAAAGTAGATGACCCAAAAAAGGCGGATTTAATTGAGCCTGATGTTGAGGAATTTTATAAAAATTTGGAATCAATAAAAGAGCCCGTATCACAACAGAAAAGAGGAAATATGAATTTCCAAAAAAATGTTGAGACAATTCAAATCGGTTTGAGTCTTTTAGGTTATGAATTACCTAAATTTGGTGTTGATGGTTTATATGGACCAGAAACTGGTGCTGCGGTTGAGAAATTTAAGATTGAAAATATAGGAGAAAAGGAGAAAGAATCTGATGTGTCATCATCAGATGATAAATCTAAAGTTATGCCTCCACTTTCTATGTCAAATATTACTTCTAAATTTGGGCTAAGATGGGGTAGGATGCACTCAGGAGTAGATATAAAGGCAGTTTCAGGTACTGAAATTAAATCACCATCCGATGGTGAAGTCGTAGAATCCGATTTTAAACCAGGTGGCTGTGGAGGAACAATTGCTATAAAACACGGTGACAATATGAAGACAAGATATTGTCATTGTAAAAGAATTGATGTTTCTAAAGGTGATACAGTTAAACAGGGCGATGTTATAGGTCTTTCAGGTGGCGGATATTCAGATAAAGGAAAAGGTAACTCAGAAGGTCCTCATTTACATTTTGAGGTTTATTCTAACGGAATACCTATTGACCCACTTACAGTGGTTGATAAAAAATACATAGGGAAATATGATTCATCTACATCACAGGATATAACGGACTCAATCGCAACTCCTGAAATGGTATCAGTTATGATTGATAAATTAAAAACTAACGGTATTAAATCTGACGATTTAAAAAAATATTTAGATATAGTTAATACTGGTGGTGGTACCAACTTTATAGATTTAGATTTGACTACGGATTATGGATATAACACATATAAAAATATTTGTCAAAATTTCATAAATTCTCAGAACTCAAATTTGTTAAACATTACAGGAAAAATGTTAGCCGATGCCGCTAAAGACACATATGAAAATCATAAAAAATATGTACCACCACAATTGGCGTTATCTCAATTAGCGATAGAAGGAGGTTTTAGTAGTAATCCTAACGCACGTACAATTAAAACTAAAAATCCATATAATGTAGGAAACGTGGATAGCGGAGAAAATGTTTATCACTCAAGTGTAGAGAATGGTATACGTAAATATTATGATTTGATTGGTAGGAATTATTTAAGCGGCGGTAAAACCGCTTCCGATTTGGTTCAGAATTTTGTTAACAAAAACGGTAATAGATATGCCTCCGCATCTAAATATGAAGAATCTTTAAAATCACTAATAAGTCGAATAAATAAAAATAATGTTAAGTCAGTAGTTTCTGATTTTTCTGATGTCTCTAATATTGAATCCTCAGATAACAAATTAAGTAAAGAAAAAACTAAAACAGATAAAATATAAAGACATTTTATAATAACGATATATTTATAAACAAATATTAAAACTATGCCAGGATTCTACGTTTCAGCTTGTACAACATATACCGCAGGTACATATAATTACCTGACAGGTACTTTTTCGGGAGGTTCAAATACCGCAACTTTGCGAACACCATATCCTATATACACTGACGTAAATAATTGCGTTGTAATCCAAAGAACGAGCGTTGCTATAGGCGGATTCGACGGACTTAACTCTTAAACAAAATAAAAACTATATAAAATGGGAAAACTAAAACCTATCGGAAGTGAAAAGTTAGAAGGTCTTGAAAAAATCCAAAGAATAATGGAAATTGCAAGATATAAAGAAAATATACCCAACTCAATCAATGAGGTAAATTCAAATCATTATAATATAAAATTGGTTGATGGTAACACATACCATATAGAAAAAGAAAAAAATGGTTACGTAATTAAAAGAACCGTAAATGAGGGTCAGTTGGATTATATTGAACCTATGAAAAACAGAAAGTATTATCAATCTTATTCTCAAGCCTTAAAACGTTTAAATTTGATTACAAAAGAAGTTAATACTTTATCCGGTAATGAAGAAGGGGTTTCATTGTTTTCTGAACAAAAAAAGTTTGTGTTAAAAACACCAAAGCCTGAAACACCACCGGCTCCCGCACCTGAACCCGCGCCCGCGCCGGCACCAATGCCATCCCCTGAACCAATGGCAGGAACAGAAACTACACCTGATATGGGAATGGGGTCTGAAATGCCAACTGATGATATGCCTGATGATGATATGGGAATGGGTGAACCTTCAGATGATATGCCTGATGATGATATGGGAATGGGTGAACCTTCAGATGATATGCCTGAAGAGGATGGTATTGTTTCGTTCAAAACAATTCAGAAGTTGACCGGCAAATTAGGACAAAAATTAAGAAAAATTAATCAAGGTGAAGAGCCAATATCTGCGGATGATACAAAATATGTTATAAATTCTATATTATCTGCACTTGATTTGTCTGTGTTGTCAGATGAAGATATGGAAGAAATAATTGGTAGATTAGAAGATTCGGATTTTGAATCTGAAGATGATACCGATATGGAAGAACCGTCTGACGATATGGAACCTGAAATTGAAGAACCAATGCCTGAATTACCTGAAGGTGAAATGACCGAGGAAGATATGTACGAATATATCGAAGGTATGATTGGTGGAGGAGACGATTTAGGGTTTAAAAAAGAACCAAAAGAAGTGAACATACCAAAGGCAATTGCTAGTGCATATGCTAAAGAGGCAAGAAATCAATTAGGCGATATGTTAGAATCGGATGATTTAGACGGAGTTGAGGGTATTTTTGACTCAGTTTTTTCAGAATCTAAAGTTGACAGTATAATTAAATCATATTTCGTAAAAACCGATTCAGAAAAAAAATTCATTCAAGAGCAAAAACAAAAAAAGTTCTTAACTGAAAAGGCGAAAAAAGTAAAAATTATGAGAGAGGTTAAAACATTGTCTGAATCATATCAGCAAGAAAGTATCTCATCAAAATTTTTGGACAGATATACAAAAGCAAATTTCATCGGAAAAACTAATAAGAAAAATTTAGTTTTTGAGGTGAATGGTAAACAATACAAAATCACCCCAGACGGAGCAATTCTATGAGTTATCTAATTTATGTTAATGGGCTTGGACCAAATTATAAAGGTGATAACATTTATGAATTTATTTTTTCAGATGTTAAAGAAGAAGTTTGGGGAGAAGGTTGGGAATCAAAACCATCTAATGGGAATCCTCTACCCCCTAATATAGAGTTCATACGTAAAGTCGGGGTCTTGAAAAATGCAGAGATAAAACTCTCACTGATTCAGGACTCCGATTTTTTTTCAATGATTGACGCACTTGACGATGTAATCGCATTGGCTTGGGAAAGTGATGACTCTGATATAAATTTTGACATTGAAAAAAGATTAGTTTTCAGATACGGTGAAGACGAAAAGAAAATAAAAGATAAACTATATGAACGAGATATAGTTTTAGAATTTGATAAACAAGTGGTTTATGAAAAAGAATAAACTAGCATTTAAATTAATTGATATGGGACTCAAAGCAGAAACATTATCCAACTTAACAGAATCTCAATTAAGATTATTGTATAATAAATTAAACGAGGGTAAAAAAGAAACCAAGGAAGTTGAGAAGGTAACTACCACAAAATTAGTTGCTTCAGATAGCGAAGTGAAACAAGGGGTTTCAACTCAAGGTTTGACTACAGTGAAAAAGAGACCTGATGGTAAATACGAATTTACAGAAGCCAAGAAAAAAGGTACTAAAAAGAAATATAATCCTTTTGCGATATGTACAGCATCAGTTGGTCGTAAAGATAAAGAAAAATATGAAAGATGTGTGATGGGTATTAAGGAATCGATTAAGGAAGGAAAAGACCCCGTAAATTTGTTTTTGGAGGAAAAGATTCTATCTTTGCTAGAAAAACATATTCAACCAAAAATAACTAAAGGGGAGTTTTTACAAATGATTTCAGAAACAGAAACCGCACCATCGAAACCAAAGGAGAAAGAAAAAACTGAAAAAGGTAAACCTAAAACTCCGTTTAGTCCAAAACCCGGTGTAAAACCAGCTCCAAAGGCTAAAAAAGAAACAAATGAGGCCGAAACTGCTGAACCAATTGTAAAACCTAAAACACCTACAACTAAACCGAAAACTCCGTTTAGTCCAAAACCTGGAGTGAAACCGGCACCTAAAGCGGGTAAAAAATCAGTACCTACTTGGTTAAAGTGGGATAATTTCGGTCTTAAATTTTAATTTAAAGTCATGGCAAAATATAGAAAAAACATTAGTGAAGCACCAATTGATTACGAAGGTCCTGAAAGAATGGACCCAAGTATTGAAAGAAAAATTACAACTAAAACTACGCCTTATGCGGACCATCCAGGTTTACCTAAACTTGACCGAGATATTGTAGAAATTATATCCTCAGAGAGATTCAAACAATCTGTTGAGAACATAAGAAGATTTATGGGTGACACCTCGTCAATACAAGGACCACCTCAACAAGTTCTTATGCAGTTAATAACATCCGCTATGAAATTGTTTCCAAAAATTGCAAGTATCGAGCAAGGACACAATGAATTTTTGGAAAAATTAGCGGTTGATTTAGTCGTTAAAGAAATGGCGATTCCTGATGGAGCACTTCAATTTGATGCTAAATTGGAATCGAGTATGATGAGTGCAGCCGAAGGAATGAGAGGTGAATCGGAAGAACCTTCACCTGACGAAATTAAAGACGCCTTTGGTGGTGCAAACGAAAACGCCGATGAGTTAGAGGCTTTTATGGATGCTATGGAACAGTTTGACCAACAAAAGGCTAAAAGAAGATTTATTAATGCACTTATTGGTGGAGCGTCCAAAAAAGGTCACTATATGTACCAATTAGTTGGTGAAGAATTAAATAGATTACATCCTGAATTAGTTCGTCTATATGGTATGTCACAATCCATATTAGACCATCTCTATTGGATTTACCCTGAAAGTATGTCATCAGCTATGGCCGCCGCTGGTGAAGGTCAAGCCGGTCAATCAGAAATCGACACTGAAACTGACCCACCTACAGTAATTGCTCGTGGTGTTACTTTCCCAATTTTATTACACGAATTAGTTAAAGGTGTTTTCGAAGTATTAGGGACTCACGGTTTACCTGATGACCCTCGTCAAGCGGAAATGGTTATTGCATCACAAGATACAGTTCCTGCTGAGATTTGGGATTTAAGATTAGGACCTATTTTTTGGGAGAAATTCACCGCAGCATATCCCGATGAACTATTCGAGGAAGATAAAAAATACATTCAACATTACTTATTCCAAAGATTCTCGGCACTTGACCCAAAGAAATTTTTCAAATTAACGAAATTTATTTTGTCAGGTGACCCTAAAGGTAATCAAGTTCTTCAAATTATGGTTGATGAAATCGTAGAAGAATTAAAACAACAAGATAAAGATTCTATGTTTGGAAGTAATGATGACGATGAAGATGAAGAACCATTTGTATAATGAGTTATACTAAAGAACAAGTATTAATAGAATATGTGAAGTGCGTAAAGGATACCCCTTACGCACTTCGTACATATTTAGAAACCTATGATAATACTGTTTCAAAATATGTTCCTTTAGAGTTATTTCCCGACCAAGTATCTTTATTGGATGATTACGAAAATTACAATGAAAATATTGCATTAAAGTATCGTCAGGCAGGTGTATCTACCGTAACTGCGGCATGGGCATCTAAAAAATTAGTATTCGCCAAAAAAACAAAACCTGAAAAACTTCTAATCATTGCAAATAAACTTGACACCGCTCAAGAAATGGCAAATAAGGTTAGGTCGTTTGTTGACCAATGGCCGTCTTGGGTTGATGTTGGATTCGCCAAAGAAAAAAATTCACAAAGACATTACAAATTAACAAATGGTTGTGAGGTTAAAGCGGTTGCAACATCTAAAGATGCTTTACGTGGATATACACCAACAATTCTTATTTTTGATGAGGCGGCGTATATTGAAGCCGATGCCGATTTTTGGTCTGCTTGTATGGCATCACTATCTACGGGTGGTAAAGTTATAGTTATTTCAACACCAAACGGTCACGACCCAATTTATTATGAGATTTATGACCAATCTATCAGAACGATGAATGATTTTAAAATCTCTGAAATGTATTGGTATAAAGACCCACGATACACTAAGGATTTATATTTGGTACAAACGGATGATATAATTGATTATTTTTTAAATAAAGAAAATTATAGTCAAGATTTAATTAAAGTAATGGATGACTATGACGTTACAAATCCGGAACAATATGAGAAACTGAAACATTATATGTCCTTAGGGTACAAACCGTCGTCAACTTGGTTTGAATCTATGGTAAAAAAACTAAAGTACGACAAACGAAAAGTTTCTCAGGAATTGGAATGTAATTTCTTGGGTTCGGGTGATAACGTATTTGATTCTAAAACATTACAAAAAATTAGAGAGAATCAGATTACGGAACCACAAAACAAGATGATGTCAAACTCTCTTTGGATTTGGAATGAGCCGGTAACAGGACATAAATACGTAATGGGTGTCGATGTCTCAAGAGGAGATTCTGAAGACTTTTCAACATTTCAAATTATTGACTTTGATACAAGAGAGCAGGTCGCCGAATTCGTTGGGAAACTACCTCCTGATATTATGGCGGAGATTTGTTTTAAATGGGCCAATATGTATTCAGCGTTTGTAGTAATTGATATCACCGGTGGTATGGGAGTATCTACATCAAGAAAAATGCAAGAACTCGGATATAAAAATTTATATGTTGATGGTGTAGATTATCAAAACAAATGGAAATATGACCCAAAACAAGCCGAAAAAATACCGGGAATCAACTTTAACGCAAAAAGAGTTCAGATTATCGCTGCGTTAGAGGAATCAGTTAGACACGATTTCAAATTAAAGAGTCCAAGGTTACTAAACGAGATGAATAGTTTCGTGTATATTAATGGTAGACCTGACCATCAAAAAGGTGGACACGACGACTTAATTATGTCAATCGCTATGGCAATGTATGTTGCAGAGGCATCATTTAGTCAACTAACCAAAGTAACAGAACAAACAAAGGCGATGATAAATTCTTGGACCATGCAAACTGACGATACCCCATCGAAATCAATTGCCTTTAACCCACAAATCCCTAATTTTCCATCAAGATATGACGACCCTAATTTAAATTCTGGGGCATCAAGAGAGGATTATATTAAATACGGTTGGTTATTTGGGGGGATGAGATAATATTTATTATAACTACAAAACTATTGTTTATCTATTTATACTTGTAGTTAATTTTATTATATGGAAAATAATCAAAATCTTACAGTTTGGCAGAGACTGAGCAAAACATTTGGACCGTATTCATTGTTAGGACAGGACTACCCAACTTATCAATATGACAAAACGGAGTTATTAAAAACAAACTCTAAACAACAATACGAAAAAGAAAAGTTACAGGCTCAACAAACTTATTACTTAGCCAATCAGTGGACTAAAATTGAGAATAATTTATATTCTCAAGCAACATATTATGAACCAACGAGGTTGGCGTCATTTTACGATTTTGAATCAATGGAGTATACGCCAGAGATTTCTGCGGCACTTGACATTTACGGTGAGGAATCAACTACGGTAAATCAAGATGGACAAATGGTTCAAATTTATTCTGATTCACAAAGAATAAAATCAATTCTAACTGATTTATTTAATAACGCCTTAGATATCAACACAAATTTAACGATGTGGACAAGAAATACTTGTAAATACGGTGATAATTTTGTGTATTTGAAACTTGACCCTGAAAAGGGAGTTGTGGGTTGTATGCAATTACCTAACATCGAAATCGAAAGATTGGAGATGGGTATGGCGTCCAAAACTTATAATACTGAAGCAGACCCAAAAAACACAGGCTTGAAATTTAAATGGAAGGCCCGTGATATGGAATTTAATTCTTGGGAGGTTGCACATTTTAGGTTGTTAGGTGATGATAGAAAACTTCCATATGGAACATCTATGTTAGAAAAAGCGAGACGTATTTGGAAACAATTAGTATTAGCGGAAGACGCGATGTTAATTTATCGTACCTCAAGAGCCCCTGAAAGAAGAGTTTTCAAGGTATTTGTAGGAAATATGGATGACCAAGATGTAGAAGCATACGTACAACGTGTTGCAAATAAATTCAAACGTCAACAAGTGGTAGACCATAAAACAGGAAATGTCGATATGAGATTCAACCAAATGGCGGTTGACCAAGATTATTTTGTTCCTGTACGTGACCCTGCACAAGCAAGTCCTATAGATACACTACCCGGAGCAACTAACTTGGCGGAAATTGCTGATATTGAATACATCCAAAAGAAATTATTAACCGCACTTCGTGTTCCAAAAGCGTTTTTAGGTTTTGAGGAACCTGTTGGTGATGGTAAGAATCTATCATTGATGGATATTCGTTTTGCAAGAACAATTAATAGAATTCAAAAAAGTATGTTGGCTGAAATGAATAAAATTGCCATCATACATTTATTCTTATTAGGTTTTGAGGACGAATTAAGTAATTTTACACTTGGGTTAAATAATCCATCTCGCCAAGCGGATTTGTTGGCAATTGACGTATGGAAAGAGAAGATTATACTTTATAAAGACGCCGTTACCGCAATTGAGGGTATCGCTCCTGTATCTGTTTCTTGGGCTAAAAAACACGTACTTGGATTCTCTGACGAAGAAATCAAACTAGACTTACAACAACAAAGAATTGAGAAAGCGGTGGCTGCTGAACTTACAAATACCCCAACAATTATTGTTCATACGGGTATATTTGATAATGTCGATAAACTATATGGTCAACAAACAGGTACAACCGCCGCCGCGGGTGCTACACCACCACCACCTCCTGAAGGCGGAGGAGGAATGGGTGATATGGGAGGAGGCGAAATTCCACCGCCACCGCCAGGTCCTGAACCAGGTGGCGAAGCAGGAGTTACTCCCGAATCAAAAAGAAGAGATAATATGAATATATTACTCGAAAGTAATGATTTAATTAATGAAGATGACTTCATAGATTTATCAAGAGCGAGAAATTCTTTGGGTGATATTGGGGATGAACTTGATAGAATACTAAATGACTAATATTTATTATAAAATATTTGCAAAATGAAAATAGGTGTATTAAAATCAAGAGTTGAGAAATTACTTTCTGAGTCTTACGGAAAAGGAACTTTTAAAGATGAGATTAAAAATTTCAATAGAAATGTTTTATCAAATAAAAACATATCTAAATTATTTTTTCTTTACGACGAATTATCGACAAATAAAGGATATGACCAAAAATTGGCGGAGGATTTTGTTTTTGAATCAATCACGATGTTTGAAAACATTATTAATAAGACAGACAAAAGAGATTTAGAAAAACTTAAAAAGTGGTCAATTGGTATTAACTCTCACAATCAATACACAGATATAGATAACTTGTTTTATAATACAGGAGATGTGTTACATTTGGAAAACAAAGTTAGAAGTAAAAAAGTAATTGTTGAGGGATTAAAAAAGACTCCTGTTGTTGAAAGCAAGGAAACAATTCTGTTACCTTTGAGTTCTATGGTCAAAGTTGCGAATAAATCTATTGAAGAATTTGTATCTAATTTAAACGAATCCGAAAAGAAAGAACTTAATTTATTCCTTAAAGAAGATGAGTCAGTTTTATCTGAACAATTTCAAAATTTGAAGGATGAAGCGGTAGTTAAATTAGTTGTTGTTTTAGAATCTGAATCTGACGAATTAGTTAAAAACACAATTAATGAGACAATAGATAATATTAAATCTAAAAAATTTGACAGATTAGAGTATTTTAAGTTAAAGAATTTGGTTAATACACTATAAATTTTTGACATTCTGACAAACTTTATCTAACTTTTTTTCAGGTAAATAAACTCTGAAAAAAATGAGAGAATGAAGAAAGGAAAAACCGCTAAATTAAGCGGGTTCAAATCGTCAAAAATTAGTTATGGAACAGTAGATTCAAAAAACTTAAAATCAGTTTACATTAACATTCAAACTTGGGTTCAACCAAAAGACGATTATGAGAATTGGACAAGAATTGTCCTAAATATGTCAAGAGCAATTAAGCACGTTGTATACAATTGTATTGACAAAGAAATGTTCGACGAAAAATTTATTGCCGATTTGGATTTAAGAACAAGCGGTATTCAATACAAAAAAAGGTCTTTTATGAATTTAGAAATTAATCTTTATTTATTAGAAGAAATGGACTTCAAGTCAACAAAGTTAAAAAAATCAATAAAATCTATCGTAAGTTGTATTCATTCAGACATCTTCAGAAAAAATGAATATTTTGATTTTCACTTAAGCAAAAAAGACAAAACTGAACTCGTAGAGGTATAAATATAAAGTTCGAGGTATTTATATAAAAATATCGAAATGAACGAACTTAAAATATTGAAACCCTATGAATCTGGAAAAGGGATTCTTATTGAGTATGATGCAGGATATGTGTCACCAAAAGAATTTGGAAATCAAAATATTTTGATGGAATCCAAAAGTTTCATGGACCACAGTAAACCATTTGAGTTTTATGCGGTTCTACAAAAATATAATACACCAAATCGTAATGGTAGGATTTATCCTGAAAAAATATTAAAAAGAGAAGCGGAAAATTATAAGAAAATGATTAATAAGGGTGTTTCACTTTCTGAGTTGAACCACCCTGAATCATCTTTAATTGATTTGGATAGAGTTTCTCATATTATCACTGAAGTATGGTGGGATGGAATAATATTGATGGGTAAATTAAGATTACTAACATCACCCGGATTCCATGAAAGAGGGATTTGTTCTACAAAGGGAGATTTAGCAGCAAATTACTTAAGACAAGGCGTTACTTTAGGTATTTCATCAAGAGGTGTTGGTTCCCTTAAAAAGATAGGAGAACAAAATGAAGTTCAGGACGATTTTGAATTAATTTGTTTTGACTTAGTTTCTTCACCGTCAACACCAGGTGCGTATCTTTTTTCTAAACCTGAAGAAAGGGGTAATTTTGAGGAGAACTTGGAGGAGGAGAATAAAACACAAAGAGAACGTCACGTAGGACCCGAAGCAAACAATTCATTAGATTTAATGAAACGATTAAATACATATCTCGATAAGTAATCCTTGATTTTATAAAATGTTTTGATGATATTTTATAAAAAATAAAACTATGAACGAAAAATATTTCATTGCAAAACTTTACTATGAATTTCCTGATGAAGAAACAGGTAAAGTAAAAAAAGTAAAAGAAGAAAAACTTGTAAAGGCATATAGTCCGACTGATGTTGAGGCTAAGATTACAAAAAGGTATAGTGAATTAACTTGGGATTGGAGAATCACATCAATTGCGGAAAGCAAAATTGACGAAGTTATAGAAGTATTGTAAATTTTTTTCTTAAAAGTTTAATAAAAAGGGGTCTCGAAAGGGTCCCCTTTTTTTATTTATTTAATTTTTTTTAAATCAAAACCACAGAAAATGAATTTTTTACGTATATGACAATATTTATATGAAAAATATACATTTAAAAAAATGGCAAAAGAAAAAAATTTGGTTGAGGACGCTCTTATTCAAATGAAAAATTTGGAAGAGGCGGTAGCCGAAAATGCAAAAGGAATACTTGCATCTACAATGAAGCAAGAAATCAAAGAATTAGTAAAAGAATCTATCGTGTCAGAACAAGGTGACGATGACGAGGAGATTGAAACAGATGATGAAATGGGTATGGACATGGATTCTGATGATATGGACATGGATATGGATTCTGATGATGATATGGACATGGATATGGATTCTGATGAAATGGAAATGGATATGGATTCTGATATAAGTGATATTGGAATGTCCGATGATGATGATATTATCGATTTGTCAGGAACTGACTCTGATGGTGAACCATTAATCTCTGATGAGGACCTTTTAAAGGTTTTCTTATCAATGGACCAAAATGACGGTATCATAGTAAAAAAAGATAACAATATGGTTAATCTAAAAGATGATAATACAGATAAAGAATACATGATTCAAATGGAATCTTACGATGAAATGGAAGAATCATACGATGAAATGGATGAGTCTTATGAAGAAATGGAAGAATCATACGATGAAATGGATGAGTCTTATGAAGAAATGGATGAATCTATGAATATTAATGATATCATTGATTCAGTATTTGGTTCTAAAGATTCTGAAGAGTCTTATGGAAAAGAAGATGAGGACGAAGAAACTGTTTATGAGATTGAAATGGATGAAATGGATGAAATGGATGAAATGATGGATGACGAAGAAGATATCCAAATGGAGTCCACTAAACCTAAAATCGGTAGCGGTGCTAAAATTGGTAAACCTAAATTCTCTTATAAGAAAACTTCAGGCGGATTCAAAGAAGACATGAAACAAGGTACAAGAGGTGTTGGAATGGGTAAACCTAAATTCGAATTTAAAGAGGGAATGAAAAAAGAAAAGATGGATGATTCTAAACTTATGAAAAAAGGAAAACCGTCGTCTATGTTCTACTCTGGTAAAAAAGAAGAAACTAAAGAAGCGTCACGTACATATGCTTTCGGCTCGAAAGATGGAAGTCGCGGTCTTAGAAAAGGTATTACACCAAACAGAAACCTTACGTTTGAAAACGAACAAAAATACGAAGAACAAATCAAAGTTTTAAGAGAGAAAAACGAAGAATATCGTAAAGCTCTAAATGTGTTCAGAGATAAACTTAACGAAGTTGCTACTTTCAATTCAAATTTGGCATACGCGACAAGACTGTTCACTGAACATTCAACATCTAAACAAGAGAAAATTAACATCTTGAGAAGATTTGATGATGTTGAAACTATCAAAGAATCAAAAAATTTGTATCGTACAATAAAAAGTGAATTAACAACAACAAACAAAACGTCGATTGCGGAATCGATTGAAGTGAGAATCGAAAAAACTCCTTCTTCAGGTTCGGCTTCGACACTAATCGAATCTAAAACTTATGAGAATCCTCAATTCTTAAGAATGAAGGATATTATGAGTAAGATTATAAAATAAAAATAAACTTAAAAAATAATTCCAAAAAAATGGGAGCATTATTAGAATCAGGTCTTGTTGGTAACATCGGGTTAAAACACCTTAAAGTTATCAAAGAAGATACTATCAACAAATGGGACAAACTAGGGTTCCTTGAAGGTCTTAAAGGCCACCTAAAAGAAAATGTTGCACAACTTTATGAAAACCAAGCATCACATTTGATTAACGAAGCATCTTCAGAATCTTCTAACGGAGCATTTGAAACAGTTGTTTTCCCAATCGTGAGACGTGTTTTCTCTAAATTGTTAGCAAACGAAATCGTATCAGTACAAGCGATGAACTTACCAATCGGTAAATTGTTCTACTTCGTACCTAAAATCCAAGGATATTCAGGAGGAACTTCTGATATGTCAGGAGAACATTACGCACCTGTAGGTTCGCCAGGTAATTATCCTGGTAATCCAAATTCAGGTTATGATGGTTCAGGCGCATACGCTAAAAATCTTTATGATTTATTTTATGAAGGTGGTGAAGCAGGACTTGACCCTCCAGGATTGTTCGACTACTCAAAAGGTCGTTGGTCAGCAGTTACAGGTATAACTGTTACTTACGCATGGAGTCCGACAACAGGTGAATTAATCCAATCAGGATACACTAGTGGTACTTACAGAAAGGCAATCATCGTTATGTCAGGATTCTCTGATTCAGGAGCTGGAAAATTAATTGGTCCTGATGGTCAAGAGATTGATTCTGAAACATTCCTTTCTGACCTAAAAATCATCGGTGTTACGACTAATACAACCACATCTGCTAACGCATTAAATCCATATTTGTTCAGAGTTGTGACTCAGAAATATGGTAAAGGTATGGTACAATACGGAAGTAATGCATCAACAACATTCCCAGGTTCAGGAAATGGTGGTTCATATAATAATATTTGTAATGCAGCAGGATTCATCTTCTTAGAAGTTGATTTACAGGTTCCTGCTTGTATTAACTGTGGTTCAGACTCTTTGGACGGATACACAGGTTCAACATTCTCGTCATCAACCGCTACAAACAACGCATTTACTGCAGTTTGGAGACGTTATGCGGAACTTGAATTTGAAGATAAAATTGGTGAGGTTTCTTTTGACCTACAGTCAGTGACCGTATCGGTTTCTGAAAGAAAACTAAGAGCACAATGGTCACCTGAACTTGCACAAGACGTTGCAGCATTCCATAACATCGATGCGGAAGCTGAATTGACAGCGTTATTGTCTGAACAAGTTGCAGCTGAAATCGACCGTGAAATTTTACGTGACTTACGTAAAGGAGCGGCTTGGAACCTTCGTTGGGACTACAACGGATGGAAACGTCTGTCTTCAACAGGAACTACTCCATACACTCAAAAAGACTGGAACCAAACTTTGATTACAGCAATTAACCAAATTTCTGCACAAATCCACAAGTCAACTCTTCGTGGTGGCGCTAATTGGATTGTTGTATCTTCTGAGGTTTCTGCAATTTTTGATGACTTGGAATACTTCCACGTATCAAACGCTTCACCTGAGCAAGACCAGTACAACATGGGTATTGAAAGAGTAGGTACATTAGCAGGTCGTTACCAAGTGTTCCGTGACCCTTACTTCCCACCAAATACGGTGTTGATTGGTCACAAAGGTACTTCGTTACTTGACACAGGTTACATTTACGCACCGTATGTACCTCTACAATTAACTCCAACTATGTACAATCCATTTAACTTCACACCTATCAAAGGTATCATGACACGTTACGCTAAGAAAATGGTTAATAACCGTTTCTACGGACGTATCACAGTTGATGGTGTACGTACATTCGACTTGAGAGAATTGAGATAATCAATTTAACATCTAATACTGAAAAGGGACGAGAAATCGTCCCTTTTTTTATTTAGACAATAATCTAATACATTTAGATATAACTTCAGTTTCACCTATATTATATAATCCCCGCTCATAAGCATATTTAACCGCATGAATTAGAAATACGGTGGCAATTTCATTATTAAGAGTTTGTAATATAGTCTCTAACTGTTCTTCCGTCTGTATTTCTAATCTCCCGAACAAAACTGCTAGGGATTGGTTTGATTCGTCTTCCATTTCCATTTTTAATTTTTGATTTTACAAATTCAAAAGTTGCTACATCAATATCATCTATGTAATGATAATTGTCCAATATAACTTTATTAAATTCTTGTGTTAGTTCGGGTGTCCAAACAAAATTTTCGTACAACATAAAATTGATAGTGTTATGATATTTATAATAATAAGAATATTATTTCAAAATGACAAACGATAAAAAAATAAATGAAGCGACATCAACATCCATTTCTTCGGGTAAATACCAACAACCTATGGGTCCTGGTATTCGTTTATTTAATAAACAGGAAATGCAACCCTATTATATACCAACATCAAAATATGATGATGCAGAATTGGCTTACGATAGTTATGATGGTAAAATGTCTATACCTAAAAATGAAATAAAGAAAAAAGAATCTCAAGCAAGAAAAATGTCTAAATATATTAAAAACCACCCAACCGAAAGTGATGATGAAGGTAACAATATTAATAGTGGAAACGGACCTTCAAAACCTTTAAAAAAAGAAAACATTGACCAACTTATTCATAATATATTAAAAGAAGATTTAGCCGTTTGGTTTGGTACTAAAAAGAAACCTAAAGGTTCAAAACAACCAAAAGGTCCTTGGGTTAATATTTGTCGTAAAAAAGAGGGTGGTGGACACCCTCCTTGTGGTAGACCTGAATCATCTTCTAAAGGTTATCCGAAATGTCGCGCCGCAGGTGTTGCATCTAAAATGACTGATTCACAAAAGAAAAGTGCTTGTCAACAAAAAAGAAGTGCTGAAAAATCAGAACCTAAGACGGGTACAGGTAACAAACCAACTATGGTTTCTTACAAACCAAAGAAGAAAAAAACAAACGAAAATTTAAGAAGTCTTATAAAGAATATTCTTAATGAAATTAAATCTTCTTAAGAATATCCGTTAAAGAACAATTGATTTGTGAATGAATTACCGTTTCGTAAGATTTTCTACGTTGTTCAATTTCATTACCGAATAAATAATTAACTCTCTCCCAAACTCTAGCGTCCATCAATATAGAATAATGGTATACGTGGTTTGTAACAAACGCTTGTTGATGTTGTAATGTCAACACAATACCCAACCTATCGTTTATAATGATTTTCTTTTCTGATACGGGGGCAAATATCAATTCAGTATCACTTTGTTTAAGTAATTTTCTTGCGATATGGAAACAGGTTTGTTGATACCTATTCATCGCGGGGTCAACCTTTTGGTCTAATGGCCTCTTGTTTAACCAAAGGTGGTATCTAAGAAATACTCGTTTGATTTTTCTTTTAACAAATTGATAAAGTGTCATAGGGGATGTTTTGTGGATACAAAGATATAAAAGTTTTCTGATATTAACAGTACGGCGGAGAACATTTTTTCTTTCCGTCTAAACCGGGCATTTTTCCTTTACAAACTTGTACTCCGTAACCGTTCGAATATGCTGAGGGAAATACTTTGTATTTTGATTTTGCCGCAGAATATCCTCTAGAACATAATTTTGTTCCTGTTTTTTTTCTACCTTCTTCCATCATACCTGTGAAAGACGCATCCTCAATATCTTGTACGCCATCACCTTTAATATGATTCATCATAAAGTCAAATACTTGGTCCATATTGTTTTTGGCTTCAGCGATATGGTCCTGAGCCCAATCGTGACCGTCATCTAATATTTCAGTTACCATATCTTGGTCTAACTCTAATAACATATCACATTGTCTTCTCATTTGTTCTAAATTTGAAAAGAACATATATCTATCAGAATAATCTTCGTGAGATTCATTTAATACTTTTTTAACAATACGACTTAAATCGGATTCCGTTAACTTAACTATTTTTTTCATTTTTTATTTACAATTTGAAATTTTATTTGTTTTTTATATGTTGTTACTTCACTATTAATATTCAACTTTAAGTCTACAAAATACTCGTTTGGAATTTTATCCCTTGTATCGAATATAAAATAATATTCATTTGGTGTTTTGTTGACTTGTGTCCAATCTTGAACTTGTACTTCTGTTTGTCCTTCCTTAACATATATCCTATAATATGCTTTGATTTTGTTAAGTGGTTGATTTGAGGTATATTCTTTTTTGATGATAACACCAACTTTTCTGATGTCGGTATTTAATATCTTTTCATCTTGTTTTATACCATAGTAATCAAAACCATAAGAAGAGGGTTCGTTAGTTGACGTACCGATTGAAATTGAGGACGAATAAGGTCTCATAATCAACTCATTTTCAACATCAGGTAACTCAACACCATTTAGAGATAAATTACTCCATACATCGGTAAATGTACAAGGCGTTTTATATCCTAAAAGAGCGGGTATTGTGACTTCATAAACACCTTGAGTTTTTCTACATGTTGTAAGGGCTGTAAGTCCTTCTATAGGGTCACCTGTACTATCGTAAATTGTAACAGATGGATTTGAATCCAAATTAATAGGACTTCCGTCTTCGTACAAATACAAATATAATTTGTTCGCTTTTCCTAATGAAAATAAATCTCTATCGTCTTGAATTAAGTCATCATAATTTGTTTGTAAATAAGGTTCATAAAACGTTTGTGTGTGACGAGTAAAAAACCCTACAGAATAATAAGAAGTTAATCCTGTTAATAATTCGATATTCGGTTTAAATGCTACACCCCATCCTGCAATACCTGTTATTGTACCATTTAATATTCCGTTTATTTCATTGGTCATATCAAATGATATGTTCTCATTTCCAAATTCAAAATGTTGTTCTGCAATAATTGTAAGTGCTGAGTAATTTAAACCTGTAATACCTGTTAATGAATTTTCATTATTATAAATTCCGGGAGTTGTCCAATCATTTGTTAACATTCTTTTGAACCAATTTGAGGGTTCTGTTGAATAGTTTTCTCTTGCAAAAATTGACTCAGTATCATTTACCTGAATACCTAAATCATATACGGACGACAACCCCTCATCCCAAGTTTGTACGGTACCTGTAGTTCCTGACGATAAAGGAATTCTAAATAAAATTAAATCAAAACCACTACCTCTTGTTATTTCACCACCGAATCTAAGAGACTTCAACAAATCAGGTGATGAAAATGCGGTATTAGTCATAATAAGAGTATGAGTCATCGCTGTTGTACAACCTGTTTGGATTATACCGTCTGAAATTTTTTGTTGTAATAGTGATAGGTCTATATCAAAAATAAATCTTGAATAAACAGGTGTTGGATTTTCAGGATTTATATTTCCAAAATATAGTTGTGTTACAGGAGCCTGTCCTGTGTTAGTAAAGACATTAGATAATATCGTATTATTTCTATTGAAATATGAATTATTTATAGACATTTTAAGGTTTTTCTATAAATATCAATACTTTTGAATTAGTTAATTCTAATGTTTTGATTAAGGATTGTTTGATTGGAATTCAGAATTTTTTGGAGTATATCTGAAGCCAAAGTACCGTCTTGGGCGGTAGGTACTGGAGGTAATCCGTGATAAGGATGAACGTGAGCAATCATAAATTTAACGATTAGATTAAGTAAGTCCATTAAGGCTTCTCCTCTAACCATTGGTTCTGTAAGTTGTTGTATTCTTGCTAGTTTGTCTTCTTTAATACCATATATAGTATCACGTAAATCTATTGAACCTTTTTGAGTTGCACTTTCGTGGGACAACAAATAAATTTTATCGGAACCAAGTACACCATATGTTACAGGTTTTGACGATATGTTTTCAGGTCTTATAGAACTTTTGATTTTTTTTGTTGGTGGGGTTGGAGTGTCTTTTGAATATAAGATACCGAATCCGAAATCCTTTGCTCCGGGATTAAGTTTAATATTATTGTAAAATCTTGTTATGTTAATACTCTCAATTAATTCAAGGCCCGCAGAATTTAAATCATTTGTATTGGTCCATTTTAAAAATGTTCGTCTTGAGGGTCTAAAGGCGAATGGGAATGGTGAGTTATTAGCATATTCGAATACCGCATTATTCCACTCGTTTATAAAATTATTTATTTGAGTAATAACTTCATTAAAAGAAACCGGACCTATTTCTAGTTTTTTTGCAATTTTACTTGAACTAACTATAGTATCAACATTGGTATCTACTTTGAAGTTTTTAGTATTAATCTTTTCATCATTACTTTCTATTTTATATACGTTAACGTAGGCGGTAAACATATTTTGCTCATTTTCAGGATTTTGGATGTCCCACTCAATTAAATAAGATAAATTAGGGTATTGAATTGTACGTTTTTCTGTTTGTTGTACGGGCTCTATTACGGTTCTTGATTTGAACACGGACATTTGTAGAAATGCTCTTTTGTCATACACACTTGGTTGTCCTGAATCTAATGGAACCAAATTCAAGGTCTTACCTGCTCTTAATAATAAATCATCTTCTTTTAAAATTATATCCGTTGAGCCACGACCAAGAATTGCATTGTCGTCAGGTTCGGGAAATAACCCAAATATACTTTTTGGTATAACTCCGCCAACCTCTTTATAACTTTTTGATTGTCTAATATTGTCACCAAGTGGGGTATTTGATTTTGTTACATTATAATTTTCGAAACCAACTCTGTTAGGTGTCGTTGGGGACATGGGTACATAATACTTAAAATTATCTGTATACCTTTTAAATGTAGAGTGAGAGTTTTGAGCAATCGGATAAACCAACATTACAAGTTCGTCGGTTTTTGGTGTTATTTTAAGGAAAAAAGGTAGTAAAGGTCTAACTAAAAATGGGTCGTCTTTAGTCCATTTACATGAATCTTTTATACCAACGGTTGTTCCATTACTTTTTACTGCACATTTATCAGGGATTGATACTTCGATTACTTTTTGATTTTCATCTAAAGGTACCACACGTAACCTACCTAATCTATCAATATCATCATTATCAAGAACCTTACCAAAATATATTATCCTATTTAACTCCATTACGTTTCTGATATTCTTTTAATAATTGATTATAGGTTTTTTCTAAACTATCTAAATAATACGTAGAATCAATAATATTTTTTTTAGTTTTATTAAACTCTTCATTTATATAATCCATCACCAAAGTAAGGTCCTTATTTGGTTTATTTTTATAATCTTGAATTATTTCTTTTAGTTTTTCAGTTTCCATAATTAAGTTGGTATTCCTGAGAATTTTGATGGTGCAGTTGACACCACACCCACGGCTAAAGGAGGAATTGCAAATTCAATCTTACCATTTTCAAGATTTTCTTTTGACGACCCCTCAAGTTGACTTGTTATTGCGATTAATGCTAAATTTGGTGAACCATCGGGTAGAGGTCCTGTTGGTAAACCATTTTTTTGTAATTCCTCAATTGTGTTTTTTAAGGCTCTTTTTTGTGAAAATCCTGAACGTAAAGGGGCCGCAAGTAACAATGGTAATGGTAGACTACTTGGTAACCCAGGTAGTTTTAATAAGGCTAGTATTTGGTCCAATATACTTTTACATTGTCTCCAATCATTTATAATTTGGGCGACCTGAATCAAGAGTTTTACTAACGATAAAATAATAATAATTTTATTACCTGCTTTTTCTTTTTGTAAATCTTTAATAATAGTCTGTAAAAGTTGAGTTATTTCTTTTTTCAAAATCCTAAACAATTCTTTCACAAATAAACTACCAATCTGTGATGATACCTCAACAAAAAATTCTTTATACTTTTTTGCAAAATCCATCATAGAATTAATTTCAAGCTGAGCTGTTGCGGCACTAGCCTTTAACATAATTAAAATTGGTAGAAATATTTTAGGAGTAAAAATTGAAAATATTAAAGATTTTGGTATCTCTTTTATTATTGAAAAATCAAAAGATAATTTAAGATTTATGCTACCTCCAATACCAATCCCTTCAGCACTATTTGTAAAAGTATTAGTTAGATTATCAAAAGCCTTTAATAAATCATTGTCATTGTTATCATCCACTTTATTAATTTCCTCAAGAGCGTTCAATACTTCAAACGAATTAACAGGGAATTTTATGTTATCACAACCCTCCAATTCAACAGATTGATTTTGTATGTTGGCGATTCTTTGGTCTACTTTAAGTAAATCTAATTGAGAAAATTCAAAAAAACTATCATCAAGATTATCCAATTCTCCGACTTTTGCGACACCACTAACGTCAATTTGTTGTCTATTGTCAAAACATAAACCTAAAATCCTTGCTAATATTAAACCAAATTTTGATTGGTCTTTCATAGTTTCTAATCCCGCATTGGCTTGAATAGACACCGCCCCAAGTATAATATCCATTAATATTGAAAATATGTTTGTGTACTCAACAAACCTCATTTTCTTATAATAGTCTTTTACAAAGTCGGCAATTCTATTATCTAAAGTTAATCTGTCTTTTAGTACTACTTTAAAAAAATCACCGGTTTGACCCAAGTCATTTGTTATTTCATAACTAATATCAAATAAGTCTTGTCCTGAAGCTCCTACGAATGTATAAACCTGACCCTGTTCAACTATTCTTTGATATAGTTGTCTATTCATTGGGTATTTACTCTGACCGCTCGATAAATCTTTTTGTTTTTCGTATTTTACTGAACCTATTTTAGTGTTTGGGTCACTCTTCAATAAATTAATAAAATCTACACTACTGACCTTAAGATAAATTGCCTGATTGGCTTGATACTCTTGTTGTTCAGAACATCCCAAAGTTCTTATTACTTCTGTAACAACGATGTTTTCAATATCAGGTTTTATTTTTCTGAAAGTTTTTATTAAAGTTCTTTTTAAGTATTTTGTTGTATCCGTACCTTTACCTGTTTTTGAGGTAATCAATTTAATCATTTGGTCAAATTGAGATTGGACCTGTTGCTGTGCCTTATTCTTAATCTTCTCGACTTCACTTAAACTATTTGAGATTGCAGAATTAGACTCTTCCATTGAGGAGTTAACCCTTTTTTGCAAATCCTTTAAATCAGTACTTACTTGATTGTAAGTTTGAATACCCTGAATTTGTTTGTTAGCGTCGTCATACCCTTGATTTAAGTCTGTAGGCATAATTTTACTTCAATTTGAACGTTTTATTATTCTCTACGTCTTTTTTAATTAAATCATCAATTAAATCATCATCCATATCTGAAATCGAAAATGACTCCTCCCTACTTGAAGATTTTTCCCAAATAGATGATTGTAGTTTGGATAATTGTAGTTTTTTCTCAACACAATCATTAATTATTTTTTGTTGTTTTTCTATAACAGGACCTATTAAGGTCATATCTTCAGGGTCTTTCATCATCGACAACATCTTGTTCTGTATCCTGAGAGCAGTACTTCGTTGTTCAACTAATTCGTTATATATCTCTTGCATAAGAGATAATAAAGACTCTTTTGTTAGTTCAATTTTATTTTTTTGTGGTCTAGACATATTTATAAATACTTATTTTACCATATTTTGAATTAAATCAAAATAAACTTTTTTGTATTTTTTCATACTTGACCTAATTTCTTTGGTAGATAGATTGGTCATATCTCTCAATGAGAGTAGTATAATGTTTTTATTGAACTTGTTATTATCGGTACTTACAAATATTTGGTCGTAATTAATGAACACCTCGTAAAGAGATTCTCCTAATTTTTTTTCGTTTTCTGATAAATTTTGGTCCTGTAAAATCACATACAATCTTGCCAGAAAAGATTCTATAACCCTTTCAGTGTCAAAATCGTCATCATTATCTATATAGTAGATTAAATCCTCACGGTCATTGTTCTCCAAATCCGAAGATATATCTTCATATGATATTTTCCTATTAGTATCTTTTTGGTCTTTTATAATTTGACCCATAAGATAATTCTTACAAATAGTACCGAAATAGGAGTACGCTTTCTTTTCTTTTGACGGTTTGAATTTGTCAATTTTCGTCATCAAAAAAGAATGGGTGTCAGTATGGATTTCTTGAAAGTCCATATCTTTTCGGTATAATTTATATCGTCTAATAATTGACGATATCATCTTATCTAGTGGTTTTCTAAGACTTAGGTTGTATATTTTGTTCTTTTCCTCAAATGTAGTAGCCGACAAATATAATCTTACCGCAAGTTCTTCTTTTTCATCAAAATAATTATCCGACTTTGGTTTTCTCCCTTTCTTTTTTAAATCATCAGTTTGTTTTTCATCTTGATTCATTAAACAGTTTCGGGTTCGAATTTTATATCCCTGTCAACAGTGAAGAAATGTTCTTTTTTTGCGGAATCAATCCAAAATTTTATTTCTTCAGGTGTCATAGATTCAGAGCCGTTTTTATAATTCCAAAAAATTGACCCTTCTCTGAGATTAAGGTGTTTATAACCAATTTTTGGTATGGTCATAATCTTTAAATTGTTATACGTTAATCTCAACATTAGTTCATAAACAAATGTTAATTTTATCGAAGGTTTAAATTTACCGTGTTGTTCGAAAACTTCTTTTTTGATTACCATACCAGATGATTGGAAATTTTGATAATTTTGTAGAGTTTCGTTTGTTAAAATTCCCATCTCTTGTGAGAAATTTGCTGCGAATGTTGCCTCATTTGTGAATCCTGCAAATAATCCTTTACTATCTACGTCAACCACAATTGGTAAAAACGCATCTGCATTTGAATATGCCTCAGAATAAAGTTTTACATTCTTAAACCAAATATTTGAATATTCGTCATCAAATTCATAAAAAGATACCCACTTAGATTTGGAATTTTCTACACCATAATTAATCTGTGCTTGATAGTTAGGAGCATCTTTCCAAATTAATTTTTTAACATTAAGTTCTCCAAAATCAAAACCTTCTAAATGACTAACTAATTTGTCTTCGTCAGTATGGACTATAATTAATTCATTGAAATTAGTTTTTTGTGTTTTTAATGCTTCGATGCTTTTTTCAAACAATTCTGTAAAGTCTTTAGCAGATGCTGACTTTATTGGTAGTATTACTGATAAGTCTATAAAGTTTTCCATATTAAGATTCT